CCTGCTGGGCCCTAGGGGGCCCCCGACCGGTTCACACCGGTCGACCCTCGCTAGCCCTAGAAAGGACTAGCGAGCCGAAGCTTGATGCGGGCGGCTTCGGGTCGCCCAGAACGTTCAAGGTGACTTCCGTCGGCGAATGGCAACTCGCCGCGTTTTAGGAAGACCTTGAGCAGAGCACCGTAGTCATCCAACCATGATGGTGGGATGACCGGGTCGTTGACGTAGCCCTTAACCAAGGGGCTTTGCCAATGACGATGGATCGCTTCGGTATCATACCCGGAGAACGACCATCTGCCCAGCACCGGAGAGGTTCCTTCATGCGAGACTGCGGGGTAGTGTTTTAACACCGGCCCCAGAATCTCATCAAGAAACCGCGCAGTTTGCCACCAGCCTGCTTTGTAAAGCAGATTTCTGAGGGCGACTGTGCTCACCACCTCCGGAACGTTCCTCCGTGACGAGGGAAGAACTCGACGGACCTTGACTATTCCAACGTCATGGCCGTCGTAGAACTCCCTTCCGCAAGACTCTCTAAACCTTCCGGAATAGAAAGACTTGCTCGTGTTCACTCGAAACCCAAAAGTTTCGAGCTGCTCGATCACGGAATGCACGTAGCGTTCAGGGACAATGATATCGTCCCCGAACACGCGCACCGAGCCCACAAAGGCGTTCACGTCTTTGCGGGTAACTGGTCTGGATCGCTCCTTCTCAATCCCGAGGAAGATGAGTGCAAGAAACACCATCGCCTCAATGGGAAAGGTTAGAGCAGAGCCCATGGACGCAAACTTGGCCAAACGGATGATTCCGTGACCAGGCACGTCAGCCTTCCGGCTGCGACAAGCATCTACACCCTCCGCCAGGTGGGTGTAGTTCTTGAGCATAAGCCGTACGAGCTGATTGGAGACACGATCGGACGCTTCACTCAGATCGAGTGTAGCCAGGCCACCCTCTCGGGTGGATCCTATCCTCGCCATCTTCCTGTTGGGAGATTGGCTTTGGAATCCGATGAGGTGACGGAGGGGGTTAGTCTCCTTCGACTTTCGCAGAGTTTTCCGCGAAAGCGCTCTTACGAGCGCCTCAGAGAGCCCTTGCTGAACATACTGCATCGCAGTAGGTTCAATGGCAATGACTCTTGGTGTCTTCATCGTCTTCGGTACGAGAACAACCCTAACAGGTCGTTCTTGACCGGGCTCGAGCACCGTGATCCCGTCGAGCTCCTGATAGAAGCTCGGGTTTGGGACGAGGAAATCCAACATGGGAAATACTCGTTCCAATCGGGATGTCCATTCCGTCTGCCGATACTTGTCGTTGCCAACAAGTTTGTCGACAGTCGAGCCTGGACCATGGCGAGGCACTATTCTGCCGTAGTAAACGTGTTCGTTCACTTCGGACAGGACCTCACCATAAAGGAGAGAACAGATGCGGCTGAATGCTACCTTATCGGTAGTAGACAGCGAAGCATCACTCTCCCGCACGTGCTGCTCAGTCTCGAGGTAACCAAGGATCGCCTTCTTCTCACGGGCTTCGCTCGTGGGAAGTAGAACCTTTGCAAACATCAGAGTAATCTGACGTACGCATTGGATGGCGTCGACCGATGGATCCTCGAGGATCAGACCAGACTCCTCATCGAAGACAAGCCTGAGGAAACCTCCGAGAAATCGGGGGAGCCCTCCCCTTCTCGTCGTTTTTTGGAACGACTTGAAGAGTTGATGGTCCACGTACCCTTGGTCGAGACTTCTTTCGAAGTCCTTACCAAAGGACGGGAGGGTTATCGTGAGAAACGATAAACCCTCGTCTTCGACTCGCTTCTCGACCGTTTTCCAGTCGAGAAGAGTGCTAGTGCCGCATCGCATACCCGATTCATCGAGTATGCACCTCAAGAGCAACATCAGGCTTTTCATTCTGCCTCCTTCAAGGGGGTCGGAATCCCTAGCCATGTTGCGCCTGGCCTCTGGCAATTCAGCCAGTAGCTCCTCAGTTAAGAGGAGCTCAGTCCTAGTTCTCGCCACCCAGAAGCTGGGTGACCTTCGCACCGGTCGAAGCAGTGAGATACGCGGTTAGCGCATCAACAATCTGCTTTGCCTCGGTTACCGTGTATCCCGTGACCGGAACGTCAGTAACGATGTACGTTGACATCGAATACTGAATGTTCTGGCTCGAGATGAGCGGATCCGGGGCGACCTTCCGGTGGTCGATGCGGATGGTGTGTCGGCTCCGCTTCCCATATTGATGGGAAACTGTGAGCTTGACATTTCCGTCGTTGCTCTGGAAGACTCCAGAGTTTCCGAAGGAGCCGGTTCGCGGAAGCGAAACGGCCACCGCATTGATAGTAACGGACTGAGGATCGGCGAAAGCCATGGCATCACTCTCTCGGTTCTGACTCTTGTGAGGATTTCCCACAAGAGTTGGATGTTCACCATAATCCGACTCCTCCTAGTAACCACACTAGGGTGAGCCAGAAGACGATGAACAATGTGAGGCTCAGCATCTGTTCGAAGCTGTTTCTCACGACGGGATCCGGGTGATACCCAGAGCCGCCAGGATGGCCAACTGTTTCGGACTGAAGTCCGTCCAGTTAAGGCCGAATCCGTAAGGCGTCGCCTTCACCCTGCGCTTCGACTCAGTCGAATAGCGCGCGGTGATAGGACCTGTCCTAGTGCCATCCCAGAAGGTGACACCAGAATGGGTGTGGGTGTCTTCTATGACATCATGTCTCATGATGTACGCCCACCGAATGACGAGGCCGTCTTTGCCAATGTTGACGAGATTGTTTACAATGTCGCCCGTGTTGGCAAACCAATCAGCGGCCCAGCTGAAGGGAATGAGATTCCACACAGTACCCCAGTTCGGTTCAACACCGAACAACTTCCTCGCGATTTGATAATCACGAAGAAGTCGCTCTCTCTGACTGTTTCCAGGCAGTAGTGCGTAGGTGTAGCATGCGGAAAACCACATCCTAGTCGTTGTACGACGGATAGTGGTCTCAGTCCCTGTCGAGTTCAGGTACAGTTCAGAATGTCCGGTGGGACTCGGAGGAACTCCGGTCTTAACAGACACGATCTCTGTACTCGTGACCTCGGGGAAGTCATACCTTCGGTAGATGTGCTTCCCGGCTCCGTCTTCGTACTTCTTGATCAAGTCGTGAGACTTGGCCACGGTTGTAGCGAAGGCGGTGATGTCGGAAAGCAGCGGCAACCACCCGAAAGTGAGATTGAGAAACTCATCACCGGAGCCCTTTACAGAGCCCCGGATAGAGTGACTTCCTCTCACCATCGAACGGAAAGGTACGTGGGGAAGACCCTCACGTAACTCTCCGAGAGCGGTGGCCGCATCGAAGACTGGGTTGTTCGGCAACGTTCGGCTGATAGCTGTTGCACCTGCAATGTTCATCGTTGAGATGTCAGCAGGTGTCAGCTTAGGCCAGAAGATGTTGCTCGGACTATTCGGTGGAGTAGTCGGCAGCATCCTGCCGCTGAAGTAGTGCGCCCTTGTTGGGGGCGTTCCTACCCGGCGGTAAGATGTGTAATCTGCCGATCCACCGGAGAACGAATTTTTTGTTGTCAAAAAATTCGAGCCCCAGTCGGTGTCTTCCAGAATGCGTCGAATGTTCGGCGCCAGCGTGATGTGATCCTCCTCCGATTTACGGAGGATTCTGCGCGCTGCTGGAAACCCGGTATTCCTGGACACAGTGGTTTGTGCCCCAATGATGTCGATGGGAAGTTTCTTCTCATCGATGGGACCATACAATACGGGAGGAATCCCGATTGAGCCCCAGAGTGCGGTTTGGTAGCCAGGGAAGTCGAATTTGATAATTCGCTTCTTGGTTCCATCCAACCCCATCATTGTCCCTTCTCAGCTCCTTGCGGATGTGAGTGGGGCACCACCTAGTTCCCTAGGTGATGCCCCACTAGAGTTACTCTGCAGCCGATCCCCAGAAACTGGGGGTGTACTGAAGTACACAGGCAACGGGGTCTCCCCCGAAACCCTCGGCCCCGCGTCCGAAGACGCGAACCCGGTTTGGCATGACCAGACTGTACCCAATTAAGGGTATGCTGGGCTGAACCACTCAACCCACTTCTCCTTGTGAGAGAGTTGGGGTCGAGTCTCGCTGCAGAGCGAGTACTTGAGAACCTTGCGGCACTCAAGCACTGGGAGGTCCCTTAGGGGACC